GGCATTATCGAGCAGATGTAAAATAATAGAATCACAAAAGAGAATAGTTAGATATGACACGAATTCATTTTACAGAGCTATATCTGCAGAAGCAGGAACTGCTCACGGATTTAATGCTCATGTAGTAATTTACGATGAAATACACGAAGCACCTAATAGAGAACTATATGATGTTTTAAAGACTTCAATGGGGGCTCGTAGACAACCGCTATTCATAAGCATAACAACTGCAGGAGCAGATACAAATGGAATATGTTATGAACTATATAATTATTCAAAAATGCAAATGGGCAAAAAGGAAAGAGGAGAAGAATATGATAAAACCTTTTATCCTGTAATATTTGAAGCACCAGAAGATGCTGATATATGGGATGAAAAAGTGTGGTTTGCGGCAAATCCTGCACTTCGGTGTTTTCAGAAGTCTCGAAGAATTTAGACAGACTGCAACTAGAGCCAAAGAAATACCATCATTAGAAGCAGGATTTAGAAGATTATATTTGAACCAATGGGTTAACTCTGATGTAGCTTGGATGAATATGAGTAAATGGCATTTGTGTAGTGATTTTATACCAGAAAATGAATTACTAGGAAAAGAATGCTATTGTGGAATAGACCTCTCGGCGACAACAGACTTAACATCCGTAAATCTTGAATTTAGATTACCAGATGGTAGGTATGTAATGTTATCTCATAGTTTTATTCCAGAAAACAGAATTCAGGAAAAAGAAAAAACAGATAGAGTACCATATGGTGTATGGATAAAACAGGGATATATAACTGCTACACCAGGAGATGTAATAGATTATGAATTCGTCAAAGCTTACATTAGAAGTGCTGCTATGAAATTTCAAATTAAAGAAATATGTTTTGATCCCTGGAACTGCACACAACTTGCGAATGACCTAGAAAATGAGGGATTTATTTTAGTAGCAGTAAGACAAGGATATGCAACATTGTCAGAGCCAACAAAAGATATATTAGCACTGACATATCAAAAGAAAATAGTACATAACCAAAATCCAGTTTTGACTTGGGCAATATCAAATTGTATTACTCGTCAAGATCCAAACGGAAATATTGCATTAGATAAAGCAAAAAGTAAAAACAGAATTGATCCTGCGGCGGCTATGGTAAATTCACATAGTAGAGCAAGAATAACGGATACAACAATAGATTTAAACAAATTAATTTTAGGAGATGACTTTTCATTTTAAAAGGAGGGATAAAATTGCGGTATAAGAAATTTAATAAAAAACATCATAATAAGAAATGAAGAAACACAAAGAGCAGAAACAGAAGAAAGTAATATAGTAACTCCCTCTCAATGGTTAATTAATTGGATAAATGGTGGAGAAAGTGAATCAGGCGAAGTAGTAAGTGAAGAAACAGCTATGAAAATGGCGGCAGTATATGCTTGTATTAGATTATTAAGTCAGAGTGTAGCAAAATTACCACTACATACATATAGTACGAAGTCAGGGAAAAAAGAAAGAGAATATATACATCCAGTAGCACACCTTTTAGAAGAAAGACCAAATCCATATATGACACCTTATGAATTTAAACAAACTATGGAAATGCACAGGCAATTATATGGAAATGCATATGCCGAGATACAATTTGGTAGAGATGGATATCCAAAAGCATTATGGATACTAAATCCAGCCGTGACTGATGTGGTAACAGATGAAAAAAATCACGGAAAAGTTTGGTATACCACCGTATTACCAGATGGACAGGCTGTAAAATTAAAATTTGAAAATGTATTACATATAAAAAATATTGGAATAACAGGACTAAAAGGAATGTCACCAATATCGGTAGCAAGAGAAACAATAGGAAGTCAAATGGCATCTCAAAAATATGTTTCAAAATTTTATAAAAACGGAACGACAGCAAAAGGGGTTTTAACAGTACCAGGTGTAACATTGAAACCAGAAGCTAAAAAAATAGTTCGTGAAGAATGGGAAAAGATGAATACAGGTATGACAAACGCAAATAGAATTGCAATATTAGATTCAGGAATAACCTATCAAGATTTAACTATGAGCCAAGCAGATGCACAATTTATTGAAACACAGAAATTGAACACTACAGACATTGCGAGAATTTATAATGTTCCGCCACACTTAATAGGCGATTTAGAACATGCCACATTTAGCAATATTGAACATCAATCAATAAGTTTTGTAAAGAATACTTTGCAACCTTTATTGGTAAGCTGGGAACAAGCAATACAATATCAATTATTTACACCAAGTGAACAAAAGAAATATTATTGTAAATATAATGTGGATTCAGAATTGCGTGGAGATAGCAAATCAAGAGCAGAATATTACGAAATAATGGAACGAATAGGAGCTTACAATATAGATGAAATTAGAAATAAGGAGGACCTACCAGAACTTGCCGATGGACTAGGTAAAAAACATCTGATAAGTCTAAATTATACATTACTTGAAATGCTAGAAGATTATCAAATGGGAAAAGTAGGGCAAAGCACAGAAGAAACTATAATTGAAGAAGGAGGTGGAGATGAAGATGAGCCAAATGAAGAATAAGTTTTGGAATTGGACAAAAAACATTATAACGAATACACCAGAACTAATACTTGAAGGAGAAATAGCATCAGAAACTTGGTGGGGAGATGAAGTAACACCAAAATTATTTAAAGATGAATTAAGTAAATATAACAATCAAGACATAACTGTTTGGATAAACTCACCAGGAGGAGATGTAATTGCAGGAAGTCAAATATATACAATGCTAAAAGAACATCAAGGAAATGTAAGTGTTAAAATAGATGGTCTTGCTGCCAGCTCTGCATCTTTTATTGCAATGGCTGGAGATACAATAAAAATGAGTCCAACAGCAATGATGATGATACACCTACCAAGTACAATGGACTGGGGAAATAAAAATGACTTTGCAAAGGCAATTGAAAGGTTAGAAGAAGTAGAAGCGGCTATTATAAATGCTTATGCTTTAAAAACTAAACTATCAAATGAAGAATTATCAAAAATGATGGAAGAACAAACTTGGATGAATGCATATAGAGCAAAGGAACTTGGATTCATTGATGAAGTATTATATACAAACAATGAAGATGAGGAACATAAAGCTTTTGATTTTAGCAAGAAAACAATAAATAATTGTATTCAAAATAGTGTTAAACAAATACAAGATAAGATGAAAAAGATGCAAGATGAAAAAGAACTAGAAAAATTAAAAATTGAATTGGATTTATTGGAAATGCAATAACCAATTTAAAATATAAAACAGAAAAAAGAACAGAGTCAGGCTTCTTCTAAAATTTAAAATTTTAGGAGGACTTAATTATGAATTTAAGAGAATTAAGACAAAAATTTGCTGCACTAGTTGCAGAAGCAAAAAAATTATCTAATGAAGGAAAGTTAGATGAAGCAAAGGCAAAAACAGAAGAAGCAAAAATGCTAAATGAACAAATTAAACAAGCAGAAGAAATTGAAAAAATGGAAGAAGAACTAGAAGGAGATGCAGGAACACCAGTAACAGAGATTAATACTGAAAATAAAGCAGATGTTAATAAAGCCTTTTTAAAAGCATTAATGGGTAAAAAATTAACAACTGCAGAAAATGCTCTAATAGAAAGAGCTGACTCTGAAACTGATGAACCAAATGGAAGTATTCTAGTACCACACGATGAGAATACAAGAATAAATGAATACAAAAGACAATACAAATCTTTAAGAAATCATGTAAGAGAATATAGAACAACAGTGGTAACAGGTTCATTTGTTTATGAAAATAATAGTACAATGAGCTTATTAACAGACATTGATGAAATGGAAGAAATTCCACAAGAAGATGGACCAAAATTCAAAACAAAAGGATATAGCATCAAAAACAAAGGAGCAATATTACCAGTATCAAATTACTTACTAGCAGATGAACAATCAGGACTAATGTCATATGTAGGAAGATGGTTTGCTCGTAAAGCAGTAAAAACAGAAAATGCAGATATCCTAGCAGTAATGTTGGCAGATAAAGAAGCAAAAGCACTTGCCGACTGGAAAGCATTAAAAAGGTCGTTAAATAAAGATATAGATCCTGCTTTAATACCAGGAAGTGTAATAGTAACAAATCAAGATGGTTTCGATGAGCTAGATAATGCAGTAGATGAAAATGGTAGACCAATTTTACAACCAGATCCAAAGAATCCTACACAAAAAATGTTCAAAGGATTAACAATTGATGTGTATTCAAACAATGATATTCCAAGCAAAGATGGTAAAGCACCAATCTTCTATGGAAATCTAGAAGAAGCAATAACATTTGTAAATCGTGAAAGATATGAAATAGCAAAATCAAAAGAAGCAGGATTTACAAAAAATGCAACACTTATAAGAATTCTTGAAAGATATGATGTGATAAAAACTGACAATGAAGCATATTGCTATGGAGAATTAGCTATAACAGACAATGTAGCAGAAGCACAAGCAGAGGGATAATCAAATCCCTCTGTTTTTGAAATATGACTGAAAAAACGAAGCCCTAGAATCGGTTTTAAGCCATTTTTTTTGAAAGGTAATACAAATACAAGCATTGAAATATAAGGCTTTTGCTATATTTTGGAGGTAAAAAATGATAACTATAGAACAAGCAAAATTATATTGTAGAATTGATAATGATGAAGAAAACGAATTAATACAAAATCTAATAGATACTGCAGATAGTTATATAAAAACTGCCTGTGGAGAATACGATAAAGATAGTTCTAAAGCAGAATTGTGTCAAAAAATACTTGTTAATCATTGGTATGAAAATAGAGAAGCAACAGGAAGTTCAAAAGGTCTAAAATACTCATTGGACAACCTATTGCTACAAATTAGATATGGAAATGAAAGCAGTGATGATAATGATAAAAACGAGTCAATATAAAAAAATAGTAGAAATTCAAGAGTATACTGAAACCAAAAATAGTAGGGGAATAAAAAAACAGGAATGGCAAAGTTATAAAAAAGTATGGGCAAATATAAAAACTAACATTGAAGAAGAACAGGATATTGCCAATAGCATCAAAAGTAAAACAAGAAATGAAATAACTATACGATATGATAAATCATTGGAAGAAAAACTTGCCAATACTGAAAAATGCAGAATATATTACAAAAGACCTTATAATATACTTGCAATAGAAAATGTAAATGAAGAAAATATTGAAATAAAAATCAAATGTGAGGCAACAGAGTAATGAGTGATAATGATATCAAAATGTATGGATATGAAGAACTATATAAAAAACTAGAGGTAATGCCAGAAAAAATTAATAGAGTGATAAACAATGCACTTATAAAAGCAGCAGAGCCTATAAGAAATGAAGCAAAAAGGAAAGCTAGAAAAAGTAAAACACCAAGAGGAACTAATGGACATATGGCTGACCATATAGAAATCAGTAATGTAGAACAGGAAGGAACAGAAAAGAAAGTAATAGTAGGATTTACTAAAGGAGATAACTCTCCTTTTTATTATGCAAAATTTATTGAATGGGGAGCATCAAGTGGCCCTTGGTCAAGTATGCATTATGGAAAGAAACCTTTTATGCGACCAGCTTATAAAGCAAAAGTAAAAGAATCTCTAGAAATTTTTAAAAATATTGTTGGAAGGGAAATAAAATAATGGATGCACACGAAAA